TTCATCTACCAATACGCCCGAATGTGACAATCTATCGCGCTTATGGCTTACCAGTTCTTTCTCTACGGCCTCAGTCTCGATTTTTCTCGTTCCGATATCCTTCGAGTTCTGCCGTATCGCTGCTCCGGATTGTGCTCTGTTTGCGATAATACTGGCCAGAAAACCGAGCAGGACAACCGCCGACGTTACCATCCAACTTTGAATATCCTCCATGTGTTCCTCCGGTGGAAATATATTAAATTATGCGGTTTTCTCTTTGCCCGGTTCTTTCTCGATCGGTTTCGCCGGTTTCTCTTTCTTGCTTTTCTCAGCCTCGGCTTCGATTTCTTGATACGCTTCGAGTTTTCCTGTTAGCCTGTGAATTATCGGCATTAATTCCTGTGTTTTCTTTAAACAAAAATTGTACTCATTTACTGCGTTTTCAAGCTCTTGTTTTGTCTCTAAAATCCCCATGATGCTGCTCCTTTAATTGTTAAATAAGTTATTTATTTCCCACTTCCGCTAAAAGCACAATTTACTCCGCTGACATTGCCAGCATTGATTTCGCCATGAGTAATAGTATGGAATTCGTCTCGCATATTGTCGCCTGTCGTGGCAATATACCGCCTGAAAGGATGAGACCGCTTTTGATGATGTTTTGTTTCTGTTGTCCCCATGATGATTCTCCCTTTATTAAGTCAAGGCTGTTATTATCCCACCACGAACTACTATGGAATTGCCACTACCATCTGTAAATGTTCCGGTTACTCCGGTATAAGCGCCTTGTTTAAATGCTGTTGTTGCAATGACATTACCACCAGCGGTAATATCATACGTAGCAGCTATATTACTAAATCTTCCAGTGCTTCTTGTGGTTGCTCCAACGGTAGTTCCATCAATCGCCCCGCCGGTTATCGCGACAGCGTTTGCATCTTGAGTTGCTATAGTGCCCAAACTCGGTATCCCGGCGAGTTTATCCTTTTCAGTTGACAACAAGAATCCAGCTAAACCGCCACCAGCTACCGTCTGTGCTCCTGCGTGTACTGCGCTTCCAATAGCACCAACATGATTATTAAAATTAGTCTCAGTTGCGTAATTTGTGCTATGATAAGTATTATTATGGGCTTGTGGGGCGTTGCTACCAGTTACATCTGCCAAAGCTGCTATTCCGTTCAGTTTGGTCTTATCTGCTCCCGTCATAAACCCATCTGCTCCGGCAGCTATAACATCGGCATGTACCGCGCCCCCCTGTCCGATATGGGAGACTTTTGTAATAGCTGTAACAATTCCCCCGCTTATGGTAATTGCTGATGCTATCCCCGCCGCAGAGTTATCGATGCCTGTATTCGATGCCCCATCGATGAATCCCCCAAATGCTCTGACATGTCCACCCGAAGATACGATGTTGCCAACGGCAGAAAACAGCCCTGCTGGTGTAATGAATGATGTTACCTGATCGCTGCTATTTATCCCCGAATACAAGGCGCCGACTGTGCCAGCCGTGTCCTTCACCTGTAATACTGTTGCTGCCCCACTGTAAATATGGACTGAATCGTGGCGTATCTGTGTCCATTGCGTTATACCATCTCCGACAGTAATCCGACCGTAACCGTCCGGTACACTGCCTATCACGAGCGAGGGACCACCTAATGGACTCTCCTCGTCGTCCAATGTCACACACGGGGTAGCCTCAGCACCCCTATACATTTTCAAAGTGTTATTTGCTTGGTCGAGGATAATCCGCTGTCCGCTCGCTGCTGTCTGTACCGTCCGCCCTGTGAGGGTTCCTGCAGTAATATCAATAGCATTTAACGAACCTCGAACAGTAAGAATCGCTCCATCCCACGCAATAGCATTAGTAGCGTTCCCAGTAAAATAAAACTTTCCATCAGAACCAATATATGATGTCCATGATGTACCATTATGGTACCCAAGATGAGTAGCGTCAGCATATAGTCCTGCACCTGCCGGTGTAGCTGGTAGATTGGCAATGGCAGCAGCAATATTGACTGAGGTTTGGTCGGCAAGAACGTTGGTGTTTTTGGCTGCAGTGTACGTGGTGGATATAGGTGACCCTGTATAGCTGGCCGCATTAGCCGCAGTATTAATACTGGTCTGATCTGCAAGTGGATTGGTATTCTTTGCCTCGGTTCTCGCGACTACGAGCGTTCCCGTGCTGATGTTACTGGCATTGAGATTGGTTACGGTTACAACGGATGCATCGACAGTTCCGGTCGTGATGTGACCGCCGTTTATAAGCGTTTGCCCGTATGACAGGGAAATGTGCCTCGGAGTCGAGCCCGCCGTGCTGTGGAGGATCCCGACAAGAAAATACCAATAGTCGGTTTGGTCCGCCTGATATTGTGTTGCGCTCAATATTAGCTGATTCGTTCCCGCCGCATAGTCGTCTTTCTTGCAGTACGCATATATATAATATGATGTTCCGGTTGTCAATCCCCCGGCGTCGTAGTCCGAATTTGCAACGAGTGTCCATGTCCCGATAGCGTCTGCCTCGGAATCATCTATATTCATGTGGGTCAGGGTTCCCGCCGAGATGTGGATCGCATCGTTATCGTTCCCGTAGTTCGGCTCGATGACAACCCCGTTGAGTTCGAAGTTCCCGCTTTTCGATCCCGCGGCGAGTTTCGTTGTTTCGATACTCAGCGGTTTTATGCTGGCACCATAATAATAACCATCCGGATCGAATACCATGCCTTCGAGTTCCTGAGTGTCCCGCCATGCTCTCCGGCTTTTCCCGACATCGGCCACAATCGGGGCGGCGGCGATTTTCATTGCCGCATTGTTACTCGTCTTGTATGATTCGGTCACCATCTTTTGCATTCCGCTTGCGACTTCTTGAATCTGGTCGGTAAGGGAAAGCTGGTATTTATACGGGTATAATAATTGTTGTGTCATTTCGAATATCCGGACGGTCGTACTGATACCGAGATCTGTATCATTAATAGTGATGGTGTCCCCGACGGTCAGATTCCGGTTGTATGTTTTCATATATCGCCAGTCTGGTACGAGGCGGTATGTTACTCTCGGGTGGTCGTACTTGGCGAGGTGCGCTTGGGCCAATACCAGTAGTTCGTCTTCTGCTAAGGATAAATAAGCCGCTGGCATCTTAATATCAAAAACAACGAAATCGTCCCCGTCTGCCGGGTTCAGTGTCGCGTCCGGGACAATCGTTCCGTCCTGCAGAGTGACCGGGATTACCTCGAATTCGATTCCGGGGCCAGGAGGTGTCCATCCAGTTGCGGCATAAATATCGAAGGTATGTCCGGCACAATCTCCGGTCAAAAAATTAACTTTTGCGGTTACTTCCGGTATAAGCTCGTCGTTTATGTTGAATGGGAATGATGAATCGATGAATTTCACATTCGTTGAGGTGCTGGTCACCGTCCCGGTGTATCGCGGGAATATTTCATCGAAAACAACCGTCTGCTCGATGATTCCGTATAGGTCATCGTTGTTCTCGATGTAGTCTTTCCCGCCGGTGTTCAGTTCCAAGCGCAACCCGTGTTCTTTGACGTATGCCGATCCCAGATTCCGGTCTGATCCGAGCGCGTATAATCTCGTTACGAGGTTGCCCGTCTCAATCGGGTCCCTGGTTATATTTCGGAGGCCCGATTTGTATTCAAAATCCCACCCTGTCCCGGTCGAGTTCTCATCAGAGAATCTAATTACGCGCTTGTTGAAGCCGAACTCCCCTCTGAATTCTATGCATAGGCGCTGCATTACTTCCCGGCAGTTCTCGGCCTCGAATTTCATCAGCCGGTATTCGGTGTTGCTCTGGGTGCAACCCCCATTTGTCCAGCCGCCTGAAAATCCAGTGCGGTTTAAATTCGTTATCAGTAGATCCACAAATCCTTCGAGGGTTTCGTAGAGGTAGAAGTTGCTCTGTGTGTCGAGCGCACCTCTGTACTGTATTTTCGCAAGGTCGTAGTATTCGGATTCAAAAACTATCGAATAGGCGAATCGGTTCGTACCTGTTTTGGTTGCGCTCGGCAGCGTATTTACATAATATTTCCGCCCGTTTAGCGGTGACATTATATAATCGCCGATGGTAATATTGAGAGGTTTCCTCGTTTCAACCTCAGCCTGGATGTAATTCTCGCCCAGGAATCTCTGAACATAGACCGTTCGTTCATTGATTTTAAACGAGCCGTTGGTATTTTCAGTATCGTCGACTGCCGCCGACCCTCTCATGATTTTTATTACCATATCAGTACCCTACTACCATTCCGGTATCGCCGTCGATTCCGGCGGTGAGAAAAGTTGTGAATTCTATGTCCGCTTGTCCTCCAAGCTGAATATTAAATGATGCGGCTAACGATGTACTGAATGCGATGTCCGCCTGTCCCGACAAAAATCGGTTAAGCTGGGCGACGGTTTCCGCATTAAAAGAAATGTTACTCTGTCCGCTCAGGAATCTGTTAATTTCTGCGATTATATCCGCGTTAAATGCTATATCGGCTTGGCCTGATAAGCCCCGCAGTCGGTTCGCTATAGAGGCTGCGCTGAATACAATGTCTGTCTGGCCGGATAAAGCTATTATTCTGGTTCCTTCAGCGGATGCGCTGAATATGATATCTGCTTGGCCTGCAAAATCACGGTTTAATTGTGGAATAATGGCTGTACTGAATGCGATGTCCGCCTGTCCCGCAAGGGCGGCCTTCATGTGTGCAACTACGGCCGCGCTTATTGCGATATCGGCCTGTCCCGCAAGGGCGGCCTTCATGTGTGCAACTACGGCCGCGCTTATTGCGATATCGGCCTGTCCCGCAAGG